GATTTTCCTGTCGGCCAGTAAGGCGCAGGCGCACGTCTTTAAGAACTACATTATCGACTTTGCTAGACAGGTGGATGTCGATTTAAAGGGCGACCCGATTGTGTTGCCGAACGGCGCACGGCTGATTTTCCTCGGTACAAACGTCCGCACCGCGCAGAGCTATACCGGCAATCTCTATCTGGACGAATACTTCTGGATCCCCAAGTTTCAGGAACTGCGTAAGGTTGCCTCCGGCATGTCGCTGCATAAGAAGTGGCGAAGCACCTATTTTTCCACGCCGTCGAGCCTGGCACACAGCGCCTATCCGTTCTGGTCCGGTGAACTGTTCAACAAAGGCCGTCGCAATAAAGCCGACAGGATTGACCTAGATCTGACACATGCGCACCTGTCAAAAGGTGTGCTGTGCGATGACGGCCAGTGGCGGCAGATTGTGACGGTGGAAGACGCGCTGTCAGGTGGCTGTAACCTGTTCGACCTGGAACAACTGCAACTGGAGTACAGCCCCGCCGAATATGAAAACCTGCTGATGTGTGAGTTCGTGGACGATCAGGCGTCGGTGTTCCCGTTCGCCGAGTTGCAGGGCTGCATGGTGGACAGTCTGGATGAATGGGAAGACTTTGACCCGTACCTGAAACGACCGTTTGCTTATCGTCCTGTCTGGATTGGTTACGACCCGTCGCACACCGGCGACAGCGCAGGCTGCGCAGTGATTGCCCCGCCAGTTGTTTCCGGTGGCAAGTTCCGCGTGCTCGAGCGTCACCAATGGAAAGGCATGGACTTTGCCGCACAGGCCAGAAGCATCGAGGAACTCACCAATCGTTATGCCGTGGAGTATATCGGCATCGATGCGACTGGCATCGGGCAAGGGGTATTCCAGCTCGTGCAGCAGTTCTTTCCTGCGGCGCGTGAGATCCGTTACAGCCCCGAGGTGAAAACCGCACTGGTACTCAAAGCAAAAGACACCATCAGCTCCGGCCGCCTGGAATATGACACCGGCCATACCGACATCACCGCATCGTTTATGGCGATCCGCAAAACGATGACCGCCAGCGGCAACCGTTCAACCTACGAAGCCAGTCGCAGTGAAGAGGCCAGCCACGCCGACGTCGCGTGGGCAATCATGCACGCCCTGTTAAACGAACCGCTGACCGCCGCCAACGGCGGACAAAGCCCGAATATTCTGGAGTTCTACTAAATGAGCAAACGCAAATACCGTAAAACCACGCCGACCAACACCACTGAAAACCAGCAGGGTGCAGAGATGTTCAGCTTTGGTGACCCTACGCCGGTGTTAGACCGCCGCGAGATTCTGGATTACATCGAGTGCACCGGCAACGGCCGCTGGTATGAGCCGCCGGTCAGCTTCGACGGACTTGCCCGCAGTCTTCGCGCCGCCGTTCATCACAGCTCTCCGATTTACGTGAAGCGTAATATCCTCGCCTCGACATTTATCCCGCATCCATTGCTGAGCCAGCAGGAGTTCAGCAAATTCGCGCTGGACTATCTGGTGTTCGGAAATGCGTATCTGGAACTGATCCGCAACAAGTTCGGCGAACCGCTGCGATTTGAGGCTGTGCCGGCTAAATATGTGCGTCGCGGAGTGGAAGAGGGGACTTACTGGTTTATACAAGGGTGGAAGGAGCCGCACCAGTTCGCAGCAGGCAGCATCTTTCATCTGATTGAGCCAGACATTAACCAGGAGATTTATGGCCTGCCGGAATACCTGAGCGCACTGAATTCCGCCTGGCTAAACGAAGCCGCGACGCTGTTCCGCCGCAAGTATTACCAGAACGGTGCGCACGCAGGTTACATCCTGTATATGACCGACGCCGCGCAAAGCAGCAGTGATATTGATTCAATGCGTAAGGCAATGAGGGATACCAAAGGCTTGGGCAACTTCCGCAACCTGTTCATGTACGCGCCGAACGGCAAGAAAGACGGCATCCAGATCCTGCCACTGAGTGAGGTCGCAACCAAAGATGATTTCTTCAACATCAAGAAATCCAGCCGTGATGACCTGCTGAGCGCACACCGTGTTCCGCCGCAGATGATGGGGATCATACCTGATAATGCCGGTGGGTTTGGGGATGTGGAGAAGGCGGCGCAGGTGTTCGTAAGGAACGAGCTGACACCGCTGCAGGAGAGGATGGCAATGGTAAATTTTGAAACGGGTAAATATAATATAAGTTTCAAAGCTTATCATTTAAAAAACTGATTAATCAGAACAAATCAATGTTTAACACCGCCTCTAACATGAAGAAAATGTAGTGGCGGAAACTATTCAACTCAAAAAATCAAATGTATCCTTCATGTTCCTATCCAACGATTCTTGTTGGTTTTTGTAGTAAAGGTATATGTGTTTATATATCTTCTCAACTTCTTTTGAAATTAAATGCAAAATTATGTTCTCAATCCCTAATCCCTCAATCACTTCAGTAATGGGCATTGATTTTTTATGACTGCTAGGTTTATTACCTAGGTTAAATTTTCTTTCTATGAATAATTGGCCTTTCTCTGTTCCAAGAATGTTATCAATGATTATAGCTGAAATGTTTTGAAAGCAATTATTCTCTGTAATAAACTTTAAAGGTGTAAGAAGATCATTAAATGGCCCAATTGTAGTTGTATGTTGTGTGGTCGTGATTTTCCTTTTGTTAGATTTAATGACTTTGGGCTTTTCAAGTCTATTTAATAAGGTTATTTCAGCGCTGTCGATGCACTTGTAGTATATTTTTTTAGCAATTTCTATGTTTGATTCATCTGAAACCCAATTGGATATAGTCAACTTATCACAAAGCGGAATCAGAACTTGAGATATAGTGTTTTCTTTATCTATAAAAAACAGAAATTTCGCCATATTAACTAAATTTCCTTTTTCATATAGATTAGTAACAAGACGCTCATTAAATCGTGTCTTTTTATCAGTTGCTAATGCCTTAATAAAAGCTGCAGCATGAAATTCCTGTATAGATCTATGCAGGAATACGTAGTTTTCGAACCCATCCCTTTGAATAAGTCCTGTTATTTCAATTACATCGGTATAGAAATTTTCTGCCTTTGCATGATCAGCATCTAGTCCTTTTATTTTTAAAGATTCTAGAGAAATGCTTTCTAATGACATTTTATCAAATGAAAAAATTTCTCGGTATAATGAAAGGAAGCAAAGGCTACAAAAATGCTCATAAGCTTGAGTACTAGTGAAACTACTTCTCTTCTTTCTTGTGAAGTAATTTTTTGTTTTATCATGGCCATCATATAAAATCCCAAATATTCGATTGTAAAACTCCGTAGCATTTTTGGGCATAGAATCAAGATAAGGGTAGCATATCGCCAAAAGTACCACTAATATTGGGGATATTAGTGTGGATAGTAAATCTGCATTTGATTCTAAGGATGATTTTAAATAAGGAAAACTATTAGGGTGGACAATCTTTTCTAGAATAGCATACACATCTTCATCATTTAAATTATTCACATGTAGATTTTGAATAGAAGGTTCTTTACAAATTTCAGTCTCTGGACGAGATGTGCTTATAATTTGTAATTTATATTTTGTATTGAGAAAGACTATTTCTCTCAAAACACCATCTCTTTTATCATTTTGCAATTCATCGAAACCATCTAGCATTAATATAATTCTACGACTCATAAGCAATGCTTCTATGCTGTTATCTACAACATGTATATTCAATTGTTCAATTATTCTTTTTAAGGAGGAAACAACTCCTGTTAGTTCCATATTCCTCATGTCAATTAGGAAAGGTATTTTTTCACCATTCTTTAGTTGCTCTAGGAATATCTTTCTCAATATTGTGCTTTTACCTTGCCCAGCACCCCCAATAATGTTAGTTATTTTTTCATCTTCAAAAGAACAACAGTCATTAATAATGAGTTGTGTCTTTGTTTTTTTATTTGTAAGGCTAAGAGGGTGGTATATGTCATTGAGATAAACATCAATGTCAGGGCTATTGACAGTTCTGACTTTAAGATTGCGTGCTACGCAATTTTCTAAGTATTCAGGGAATTTAGAATCGGACAAAATTTCCTTTAAAACATCTTTTCCACTATCAGTCCCTGATTTCCATTTAAAAGAGATTATTTTTTTGAAGGTTTCCCCCGCAGCAACTTTAATAAACTCTTCCATTCCAATATTTAATAAATTATCCATGATAGTCTTGTCCAGTATTGTAACGAATTGTTTATTCTATCGAAAGTATAGATTTGGTAAAGGAGAAGTATATGTGTCATGAAAAAAATTTGAGCGTGCAATGCTATCCCCGCCACGCCTGCCCGCTTTATAGGTCGCTTTTGATGCAGTTGCGCGATCCGGTGTGATCCACGCCAGCACTGGTGTGGCGGGGAGAAAAGAGCAGGGCGATCACCATGCGAAATCATGCACTCAATGCATGCAGAGCTGCTAAAAGGGGATCACCCGATGTTCCAGGCTATTCTTCGTCGTCGTAAACCGTGAAGGGCGTATACGTGGCTTCCTCTTCATCCAATACGCCAGGTAGCAGCCCAGGCAGTAACAGCGGCAGCGGAGTCTGTCAGCAACTCGCCGGTTTCGTGATCACGTTCGCCTTCCAATGCGTAGCCATCGATATTCTTCGCAATGTATTTAGCGATGTAGCCAGCAGCGCCGCCACGGTTCAGGTGCTTACAGTCAAAGCGGTTCTTTGCTGCACCGCGTTCGTCGCCGTCTTCTTTCATGGCATATTTGCGCATGATATCGATCACCGGCTGACGCATGGCGGGTTTTGTGAATAACATCATGTGCCAGTGCGGGGTCGCGTCGTGGTGAGGTTCGACAACGCGCATCCCATAAACGGATAGGCCACTGTCTTTGAACGCGGTGCGCATTTTGCTCCAGATCCCGCACAGATAACGCT